TAACCACCCTAAGAAGTCTCACATAGTTGTAGCAAAGGAAGGCGATAAGATTAAAACAATCCGCTTCGGACAGAAGGGAGCTAAGACAGCAGGCAAACCTAAAGCAGGTGAGTCAGCTAGAATGAAAGCTAAACGTAAAAGCTTTAAAGCCAGACACGGCAAGAACATCGCTAAGGGTAAGATGTCTGCCGCATACTGGGCTGATAAAGTTAAGTGGTAGGTTCTTTGAAGACGTTGAGTTCTTCTTCTAAGAACTTATGCATCTTCTCAAGCTTAGGTTTCGCATCCCTTATAATCTTGCGAATAAGTATTAAGTCATCTCCCTTGAATACAGTGTGAAGTTTATCTTCGGGAAGACCACCCATTTCAGTTAGGATAGCCCCCGAATGATTAACTATAATCCTAAAGGACAAAAGATTTGCTTCTTGTTCTTTAGGTAATTTCACATGCTCCCCCTACACAAGCTAGTTCTTGAGAGCCTGTAGTATTATCTTCTTGTTCAAAGTAAACCAAGTCATTCCAGTTCACATTACTTGGCATAGCCGCTAAGACTTCATCATACTTCTCAGCGGTTATGTCCTCATAAGGAGCTTGCTGATAAACATGGTCACTAACCGGCAACAAACTAATGCCAGAGCAAATATCAAAGTTTTCCCATATCCACTGTGCTACTTGCAGATATTCATCATCCGTATAATACACAGTAATACTGGGCTTATGCTCACACCAGAAGTTTTGATACGTCTTCCACAATTTTAACTGCTCCATAGCTCCTACGTCTTTTACTGTAACACTAGACTCAGGCGCTTTAACAGGAAAGCTATACACCACAGAAGACTCGGACATAACGTCTTGCTCTACTGGAAATCCTGCTGCTTCCATAAAGACTGCAAGTGGGTCTTTCTTGTCTGAACGTACTCTGCGAATATAGTGTTTAGAAAAACGGGGGTGAATACCAGAAGCAGAATCAACAAGTTGAGACACAGTACCACTAGGCTTAACGCAAGTAATAGCCGCAGACTGTTCAATACCAAGCTTCTTAGCCCACTTCTCATTAGTTTTGATAGCCACATCTCTCAAGTTCTCCAAAGTTTTTTCTAGTTTCTCTTGGTCTTCCTGACCAGACAATAGTTTATTATCCATGATGCCTGTCATACTTAAACCAAGTAGAGCTTCTTCAGCTGTGTTTTTGTGCCACACGTTACGTAAGTATCTAAAGTCTGTAAGCGTAGCTTGTAACGTACCGATAATAGCCGCTAGTTCTACCTTTTCTTTTAGAGTTTCTTCTGTATCGTCTTCACGAACTACAACCTCAGATAAGTTACAGAACTGATTAGACCGTAGTATAATCTCAGAGCATGGATTAGTACCAAAGTCCTGCTCAGAATCTCTACGTCCATTACGAGCTGCAATATTCTGTGCAGCTACACGACTAAACAAACCACGCTCACCTGCTCTGCTTTCGTACAGCGTCTTCATCTCATTGATAAATGCTTCGAAGTCAGGCTTCTCGGTGTATGCTACACTGTTGTTAGCTAAACGTCTGTGACCATCTGCTTCCCACCACGCACCTGTCTTAGCTTTAGCCATGCGATTGTCAGATAAGTTTGATAGACTTATAAGTGCTGAACGTCTAACGCCACCAACAACTACGATGTCTGCAACCTTACACACAATATCGTGACACTCAATGCTTGTAAGTTTACGTCCACCTGCTTTCTGGAATACTTCTACACAGAATCTAAATAAGTCTTCAAGAGGTTGTGAGCCTGACGCACGACCACCAAAGGTCTTGAGTCTAGCACCTGCAGGACGTACTTTGTGCATATCCCACTTAGGTATTTTACCTGCGTACAACAAACTAATCAGCTCACGGAATGCACTAGCCCAACCAATCTTGCTGTCGGCTACTACGATGGTAGTATCTGTAGGGTGGAATGTTTCTGCAATTACAGGAAGCTTGCCAATAAAGTTACGCTCGACACTAAATCCTACGCCAGTGCCACACATAAGTACGTACATTAACTCATCAAATGCTCTAGGAGAATCAATAGCTAAGTAACTACAGTTAAACCCTGCTACATTATCTTTATCTAATGCAGGACCTGCTGTCATCAAGCATCGCATAGAAGGCATAACTTTTAAACTATGTATTCCTTCGTACAATTTTTCAGCTGTTTTCTTATCTATTTGTTTTCGATTAACCCAAAAGTCTACATATCTTTGTACAGTTTCCTCCCAAGTCTCTCGTCTGCCCTCATCAGAGAGCCAACGAGCGTACCGTGACTTGTGTATAAACTGTTGATATTTATCCATCTAAGTCTCCAAAAGTTATCGCTGTCCACACTTCTTTGTAAAAGTTTAAGAACTCTTGTCGGTTATCCCACAGTATAACTGCAGGTACATACACTGGCGATACTGCAAATAAAACTACCGCCTTTACAAATAGCTTTTGTTTTTCTGTAAGTTTTACTCTCCAATCTTTACTCATTATCTATTTCCTCCCACACATTTCCAATAGTTATAGTTAAAAAGGGAAGTAGGATTACTGTCCCTTGAAAGGGCATTACATCGTGTTCTCCGTTTTTGATTGTCCACACGGGACGGCTATCAGCGAACTCAATATCAAAACCTACCCCATTACGAAACTCTATCGTCCAAAGTCTCTTCAAAAAATGGTACGTCATATTCTTTCCTCGTTTGTTTTTTTCTGGCAGTCTTAGCTTTGCTAGACCTCGTGTACTTCTTAAACTTTTTCTTTCGAGCAAACTGATTCCTACGCTCTTCTTTTCTATCCATTACCACCAACCTAAGTTTTTAGAGTTATTTAATATAATCATAAAACATGTAGCGATGTGGACAATCCACCAAAATGTTCGTATAAACGCAACAGTATCTGCTTGGCTGTTTGTCTCCCCTACTTTTTCTCCAAGAGACTTTGCCCATATTCGCCACCACTTTCTATACTTCATACGATTTAATTAGTTTATCTAAATACCATCGTGCTTTTTTTAAGTCTTCTAAGGCTTTACCTTTGTAAGACATACGCCAAATATATTTTTGGCAGTTGCCTTTTAGATAACCTTGAAACTGGTCAAGACTCATAGACTCTTCAATAGCTTCAATACACTCAACCTTTCCTGTATTGTAATGTGCAGGATTATTTACAGGGTCATTGCCCCAACAATCAGCAAAGTCTTCTGCATCAGCAGTAACCTCTGGGTCTGTACCTCTGGTGCTATCATAAACCCAATGTGAGTTTAAGTCACGCATGTACTCTTCAAATGTAGGTTCTTTTTTCATTCAAATGTCTCTCTTTTTTTTGTGTTAATCCAATCATCAGGTATGCTATCTTCGCTAAACCATCTAAAACTATTTGCTTCAGCCCACTCAGCGTGGGAGCGTTTAGTTCCGTCCTTTCTGACCTTAGCCTGTGGCATCGGGGCATTAGGATTAGCAAACAGGAAAACCAGTTCGATGTCATCTGGCAGTGCTTTGGCTATCCATACGTACTTACTGTACTCAGCACTATCCCAGAACCGTCCTTTGGCTTCTAGTAATATCTTTTTACCGTTGATAACTCTTACAAAATCGGGTTCGTACTTATGCTCCACAGTATAGCCTACCTTATCAACGTGATGCTCCCACCCGTCTAAAATTCCTGAGTGAAGTTCGTACTCCCAATTAGAGTCGTAGCCCTTAACCAAATCCTTTTCAACTGGGCGTTTAACTCTTGCTTTCCTGTAGCCTTTCCTTATTTTAGCCATCCGTGCTATGTCCTACGTTGTTGTATCTTCCAGTTGACATCAGCCAATGTAAAGTCTTCGACTTGTTTATCAGGGAAAATACGCATTAGTTGTTTTAGTTTTTTAATTACGTGACGCATTCCAAATACACTGTTGTACTTTCTTCCCATACCCCAAACGTGAGTCTGTGTCGGAAGCATCTTAGCTAGATTAGTTCTATCTACTTTGTTAGCTTCATCATCCGACAACAGCGACTTGACCCACGCAAGTTGTATAGTTTCAGCGTGTTTCCGTATACGCTTACTTAGTCTTCTATTCATAACACCTCTTCTACTTTGGGTTCTACCACAACATCCGTGAAGTATGTGTAGCCCGTAGAGTATTTAAATGTCCTCAAGCCTTTACCGTCATTCGAATCTTTGTGGCATTCGTGTTTATACTTACACCATGTACAGCCTTTAGGTAGCTTCATGTTACCTTTCTTGCCGTCAGGTACTGGAGTATAACATAGTTCTGGAGGTTTGTCAAGCTTTAAATTATCACGTAGTGTATTTATTGTAGTTTCTATATTAGGTTTATCTAAGTCATCAGGTTTAAACATGCACAGCTCACCGCTTTCCTTGTTGATAACCAAGAACCCACCGTCTTCTGTGCCCTCTGCTTTCTCGTAACCTGCAAGCTGTCCGAGATAGCCGAAAGGGTCATCTGAGTTTAACGTACCGTTCTTAAACTTCTGGAACGCAAACCTAGATGCAGACTTAACATCCACTACCTGACCGTTAATTTTACAGTCCATGTGACCTACGATGCCGTTTACTTCTACTTCTTTCTGCTCGTCAGTCACTTCATGTCCTGACATACGAACAAGCATAAGTACAAGCTCTTCTAAGATATGCCCATACAAAAACTTAATCTGAGTAGGACCATCGACTTCGCTGTTTATATCTTTATCGTGTTGCTCGTACCACATCTGGCGTTGAGGTCTACCTACGTTAGACATACGCAATGTAAAGTCTGTGTCACGTTTGCGTGGTGTAGCCCAATGCATAATAGCTTCTTTCATAGATGCCATAGTTTTATCAAGCTCCTCCTCTGTTATTGGAAGAGGTTCACCTTGAGACACGCCCTCCAACATCTTATAGATGTCAGGTACTACACTATCAAGCGGCTTCGTGCTCATCTTCTAACTCCTTGAATGCTTTGATTACGTCCGATGAAAACAACTTCTGCAGGTTCAGTAAGTACATCTGACTTGCACGGTTATCGCCACCCGATACAGTTTTAAAGCTGTCTAGTTTCTTCACAATCTTTTTGAGTGTGTTGGTGTTAAACACTAGGGTACAGTATTCATCATCACCAATACATAGATTATGAAACCAGTAGTCCGACTCGGTTGCATCAATACCTGATGGCTTACCGTAAGACTTGTACTCAATGCAGATGTTACCTGTCTTCTGCCACAAGTCTCGCTCGGACTTTACTTCTATCTTCTTGTTAGTGAGCATGTCCGCAATCTTATCTTCACGCACAACTCCATACTGCAAATCAATATCAAACTTCTTTCTGTCTTCTTTAGTGGGTTTCATGCCAACCATCTCCGATGTTGTAGTCCCCATCAAGAGGACAGTTTAAGTTTAAGTTCTTACCTGCCTGTATTATAGCTTCTACGCCTAACTTTCCAACCTTTTCTGCTACCGATGGACGACACTCAATCTGCCACTCATCGTGTACATTAGCTACTATCTTAGCATCAATACGTTTGAGCCATAGATTATGCTCAAGTATTACCAAAGCTTCTTTCATAACTATAGCACCTGCACCTTGAAGCAGTGTGTTCAATGCAGCATGTTCGCTTCGTACAAAGAGCTTACGTCCGTCTAGACCTTTTAAAAATCCTTTCTTGCTCTCTCTTTGAACTCGTTGGATAAGTTGTTTAAATGATGGTAGACTATCAAGAAACTGTCTTCGCAACTGTTTACCGACTGCCTTGCCTCGCTTAGCCACTGACCCAAGCTTTGCATCTCCTGCTCCGTATAGGAGGGCATAGATAAAAGTTTTTGCCTGATTTCTAGATTCAAGTCCTGCAAGCTTTTGGTTAGTTGTGTGAATGTCTCCGTTGAGTATTTCATTTGTATAGTCCTCATCGTTCATGTAATGTGCTAGCATTCTTAGCTCTAATCCAGAAGCATCAATGCCGACCAGTTTGTTACCAGACTTAACAGTCCAACAAGCTCTACACTCTGCACCGTAGGGTGAGTTAGTGCTAGGTACTTGTGCCGTGTTAGGGTGGCTGTGTGTCATACGTCCTGTTACTGCACCGTTAGGATTTACGTACCCTCGTATCCTGCCGTCAGGTTCTACTGCCTTAATCCAACTGTTGACTTGCGCTAATCGTTTCTGTAGCATCAGGTACTTAGCTATCATTTGTGCTTCGGGTATGTCTTTAACTTTAGACAATGTTCCCTCGTCAACAATCGGCTGACCTGTTGGTGTATAGTTCTTAGGCTTCCAACCTGCCTCAACTAGATACTCACCTATCTGTTTGCGTGAGCCTAAATTAAAAGGTATATGTGTTTCACGCCTGATTGGTTTACCGTTTAGCTCCATCTCCAACCACTCATCATCAGTGAGTCGGACACCTTTATCGTCTTGGTCTTTAGCAGTCTTAGCTAGCCTGTTAGTCTTAGTGTATTGCGGACTAAGAATCTGTACGTTTACACGAGGCTTGAATGACTCATGCACTTCAGCCTCAACTGCGTTCAACTTCTCAGCAAACAAAGCTACAAGAAGCATAGCTTTACGCATGTCAAACTCAAAGCCGTTAGCTCTTTGTTGCTCTACGATTCTAGCTACATCGTGTTCCAGTCTAACTGACTGACCAGTAAAGCCACGACTCTCTTTGCGTAGTTCGTTGTATACTTTAGTATTGAGTATAACATCACGCTTACAATACTCTAGCATCTCATCACAGTACGCATCCCACGCACCGTCTGACTGACCGTAGCTACCCTTGTTGTATCCTAAGCGATAACCCCACGACTCCAGACCATGACCACCCTCACGAGTAGGTTTAAATAATCTAGACAGGACAAGTGTATCTACAATCTTCTTGTCAGATAAATCTATACCCTCTACTTTTCTGAGGGCAGGTAAGTCATAGCCAATGATGTTATGACCTATAAGTTTTGTTGCAGACTTTAGGAACAAGTAACCTGCTTCAAGCTGTGTATTGTCGAACGTAAATACATCGCCTGTATCTACGTCCTGTGCAACAATACAATATATCTTGGTCGGGTTTAGTCCGTCAGCCTCAATATCAAATACTATATTCATAGCTCATCTCCATCAAGTTCTGCGTAGTGGTCATCGTTAGGTATCTCTGACAGTCTGCCTGTAGCTGTGTCGTACAGTAGACCGCAAGCCACACCAACGTCACCTGTGTATCTAGACTTTAGTACACGAACTTTGGTGGTAGATGCCTCGATAATATCTTCTGATTGCTGATTGCGCTCAAGAGATATAACTGCATCAGACAGCTGAGCAATCGACTGACTACCACGAAGATGTGATAGACCTGTCTCAATACCGTTCTCATGTCCACGATTGCCATCGACACGCCTCAAGTGAGACACCAGTATCATACCAACACCTGTCTCTTCTACAAGAGAACGCAGTCGGTGCATGATACCGTCAATAGCTTTACGCTCATCACCATCTAGTGCTTGAAGTACAAGCATGTGTAGATGGTCAACAACAACCCATTTACAATCTAAGCCGACAATCAAGTAGCGTAGCTTGCTGAAGATGTCTTCAAGATGATTAACACCGAGGTGTGCATGAATCCATACACGCCCATCATTCTCATCCATGAATACTTTCTTGTAGGTTTCTAGGAGTTTCTCTTCGCCTATCTCTTCCTTGACGCTGTTGAGATGCAACTTAGCGTTAGCCTCGATAGACATAATACCCTCGGCTGTACGACTCCAGTTCTCCTCTAGTGCGACAATACCTACGTTGTCTTCGGTGTGGTTGATGAGCCAGTGTTCAATCTCTCTAGTAACACTAGACTTACCTAGACCAGTACCGCCTGTCAGAGTGACCAACTCACCCTGTCGCATACCCTCAAGCTTCCGGTTCAAGCCGTGCCACGGATATGGTATAGAGTCTTTCTTCTCTGTCTGTAGCTTGCGATAAGCATCGAGCTGAGTAGATAGATTCAATATGCCTGACGGTGTATACGTCTTGGCATCCCAGAAAGCACTAACGAATGCTGTGTGCTGTCTAGCTTTGAGCATATCGTTAGGGTCTTTGTAACCCTCTGGCAATGTCATAATCTTAGCCTTGTTTGGAGTAAGAAGCTTAGCTATTTCCTTAGCGCCTTTCTTACCTGCATCGTCTGAGTCAAAGCATATAACTACAGTGTCAAACGATTCCAAGAACTCTAGACTATTCTTAACATCACGAGCGCCTCCTTGCGCTCCTGACTTGATAGATACTACAGACCACTTACTACCTAGCAGTTCGTATGCCGCCATAGCGTCACACTCACCCTCGACTAGAGTAATAAACTTACCGCCTGATTTGAAAAGCTGTTCTCCGAACAACCCTGATTCTTTGGAGTTACCCTGCCACACAAACTGTTTATCCTGTTTGCGTATCTTTGTGGCTACTTGTTCTCCATTGCTGAAGAAAGGATAGTGATGGCTTGTAACTTGACCACCGACTGTAGTAGTAGATTTAACGCCATACTTCTTGGCAGTCTCTAGGCTAATACCACGGTCTGTGAGTGCGTTAAAGCTAGCACCATCCTGCTTCGATTGATACCTTGTAAAGTCCGTTACGGTATCTTGTTGCACTTCCGATGTGCCATATTGTCTAAAATAAGTATTGCAACTAAAGCAATAAGCAGACCCATCATCATTCTGCGATACTGGGTCGCTACCTCCGCACTCTGGGCACGGTAGGTTATGTTTAACAAATGGCATAAGCTACCTCATTGTTTGGTTGGGGTTTCTTCTTCTGTCTCTTCTACGATAGCCTCATCCGTGAGTTCAGCTTCAAACAGTTCTTTGATGTGCGTAGCTCCTGCTTGTAGCACTTGTATATGTTTGTTAAGCTCTTTGATTTTTGTGACACTATGCTGAATGAGTTGGAACAATCCTTGTCCCTGCTCACCCAACAACGACACATCATAAGATGTGCCATCGTCAGTCTTGTAAGTATATTGCATTATAACTCGTCTCCCATCTCATCTTCTACTTCAAACTCACCACCGTCAACTGAGCCGACAGTAACTAAGTCTAACACTTGCATTGCTTGGAAGTCTAAGCCTTTGAAAGTCTTGCCTTTCCAGACTGACTCCCACTCCTTGTACTGAACCTTAACCTTAGAGCCATTACCTACACGCTCATCAAGTGGGTTCTTCTGTGCATCTACTAGCTTTGGTGCAGAGCGAACCATACCGTTTGGTCCGTTTACTTTGCGCTTGATAACGATAGCTTTACCCTCGTCCATATCTTTTGTAGGGAAGCCACGCTTCTCAAAGTCACTTGCAGTAGAATCATCTACAACCAGATTAACTGTGTATACGGGTTCATAAGTTGTATTCGGTGTTGTTACACTTGCCCAATAAGCTGTTCCTGCTACTATTGCCATATCATTTTCTCCATGTGGTTAAAAATTAAAAGGTATTATACTGATTTAGTTTGCTGTTGTCAAGCACTAATTTGGATATTTGTGACTTAATTCTAACAGCGCTGAAACTATTGTACCGCCAACGATTACTTCAAGAGAAGCCCCTAGTGAATAGAGGCTCAAACAAACAAAGGAAGACACTAACACTATGCCGCCCTCGCAAAAGCTTTACGCACAATCTCTTGGCGGTTGGCTCTGACCGAAGCAATGTTTCGGTTAGATGCTTTGGTGTACGCACCTGAGTGAGTAGACCAATCTGTAAAGGCATTGTACAAAGCCCAACGATTCTGACCAAGACGTACTTTATATCTATGGAAAGCGTCCCAGATATAAGCTACGTTCTTGCCAGTACCTCTGTTCCTGTCAACAACTGCTGATGGCGAATGGTGCTGAGATTCTTCGATAAGCTTTGGTGAGCCTACGGCATGGCATATCTCCTTGAAAGCTTGGTCAGAACTAACGTACTCGCTCTGCATGTAGCTCCATAAATCTCTTTCATTGCTGAACACATCTAGAGCTTTGACGATTAGGTTAGCACCATGCTCAATGTTGAGGCTCTTGGTGTGCTTAGCTTTATATACAGCTACCTCACCACCAATGAACACCTGTAGGTTTGTGCAAGCAGATTGTATCGCAGCTGCGCTAATCATAAACGGGAATGTGCCGTCAATAGAACTAGTAGCAAGTAGGCTGAGAGATGCTGTATCGCCATCTGGAGTCTCATAGGTATGAGCCGGTAGAGTATATTGGACAAAGCATCTAGCACCGTCATGCGAAGTTCTGATGCGTTCTTCGATGTCTCTGGTGTTTAAATCTGAACGCTCAATGATAGAACGTGTAGAGTCTATCATGTGCTTTGGTGCTACAGCCTGATAGCCATGACCATGAACGCCTAGCTCTTGACCTGTATCGGTGCGATAGATAACAGACTTGGAGCTACCTAGTTCTGTTCCATCATCATCAATAGAATAATATAGGGGTGCGGTATTTATATCAAAATCTGCTGACCCATATCCCTTATCTCTAAGGGACTGGGTAGCACCGTAGTTCTGAAACATAGGTGTTATGTTAGACATTAGCTGACTCCTTCGATGCCGTTGATGTCTTTGATGTTGTTAAAGCTGATAGCTCTAGAGCCACTGTGCTGTAGATAAAAGCCCCACTTGTAGCAGTGTAAGATATTGAAGCACTTACCCCTGCTCATTTCGAAGCGGTTCTTAGAGCTTCTGCGTCTTACAATAAAAGACTTACCGAATAGTTTGCCGTTTTTCTTACCGCTAAAAACGAGTGAATGTACTGCTGATGCTACAAAGTTAAACAAAGTTTCCATAGTTTTACGCCTCATGTTTTAAGATTAAGTTTTCGTTTTCCATCTGTTCAAATGCATACTGGTCGGCATAGCCATCTATATAATCTGCGTTGCCGTTGTAATCACAGGGTAATCCATCAATACAATCTTGTACTCCTCTATCGTACTCGCTCATTTTAGTTTTCTCCTTTGACATATTCTCTATATCCTTCTTCAACTACTAGTCTAGCAATGATGTAAGCACCACCATGAAGTATACCCTCTGTGCTTGCTTCATCATAACTATGACAGTAGATATGTTTAGACGGCTTGTCTTCGTACAATAACTCTACTGACCATGATGGTAGCTTATCGGTTGTCGAGTTGCAAGTAGTCATATTCTTCTGCCTCCGTTTTATATTCTTCAAGTGCTTCTTTGGGTAGCATCGACAGTAGTTCATATATCGGTGCTAAGTCTTTGTTTTCTATATCCTTTTCAATCTGGTTGATAACATCTAACACTAAATCTTCCATAGCTTTACTCCAAAGTCAGTTTGATTTTGTTTAAAGATTCTTTAATCTTAGATTCTATGACACCTGTGTTTGATTCTACACTAGCATCTTCCAACTCGGAAAGTCTTTCTTCCTGTCGCTCTAGATTATATTCATTCTCATCAGCCAACGCTCTAATCTCATCTAACTGATTCTCGAAATCTGAGAACCATTCTCGAATAGATTCTAGCTCTTTGGTTATAGTCTTTTTCTTGTTAGATAAAGCTACCTCAAGGACTTCTTGTATTTTAAAGTTTATATATTCATCAAGCATATCTTGTAGGTTCATTCTACTTCCTCCACAGAGTCTATTATTTCATCTATTAATTCGTTTCTTATTTCTCTAACGCCTTCCCACTCATAGTATTTATCTACGGCTTGCTCGGCATCTTCGGCTTCAACAATATATTTATAGCCATGTTGTACTGTTACTTGAATCTCATAAGTATTCATAACTATTCTCCAATCAGGTAAGTATAGTGGACTTCGCTAACATGATTAGCATCTTGCCACCTGTTAGATTTTGTAGCTAGGTTCTCACACCATGAGTTCCATAGATTATCACAGCCATAAGCATGGCATAGATTTATATAGGTTCTGGTTCGTTGATTGTTAGCTTCAACTGCTTTAGCAGTCTTAGGCTTTGGATTCAGCTTGAGCATCTTAGGGTCTATGTCATACATCTTGATGTTATGAACGTCCATACAACCAACCATTCCTGCTATTAGCTGACAGCAGAACCCTGCTTTAGGTAAACCTAGACCATCAACTCTCAGGAAGATTGTCATCAGGCTGAAAGCCTTTTCGTCATAAGACTTATCAGAGTTAAGGACTGCTTTGACTTGAGCAAACATCTTGTGCTTGTTCGACATAAGATACTCATAAGTCTTTATCTTGTTACCCCAAAGAAACTTGGAGTCTAACTTGTTAGCTCTAACGTCAGCCATCTGCTCACCGACTGACAACCAATTCTGCTGAATAGATAGCACTACCATGAGTACAGTATCTGCCATGTTGTTAGCACTACGTTGAGAGTATTCTTGAACCGCTTTACAGTGAGTGTTGAACATCGTCATTCTCCATTTGTAAGGAATTAAATAATTAATAAGTTCATTCTGAACTTCTTATTAATTATTTAATCCTTATTTAATTTAATTATTTACCTGCTTTATAGTTAAAACTTTCTACAGCCTCTTCGAAGTTTAAATCGTAATGACCCCAGAATATACTACAGCCATCATTAAAACCTACATCATGGACTGCATAACATCTATCATCACTTCTAGGATTTCTCAGCATAGATATAACTACCTGAGTCTCATCACAATATCTAACTACATCTGCATCTATAGCTTTATACACATGGTTTGAAACTTCTATAAATCTACTCATAACTCTATTGCTCCCGTCTGTAATAAGAACCTATAACTACATCAGTGTATCCCATTCTTCGCCAATCATCTGCTACATCGTTAGCAGACTCTATATTAAACAGCTCTGGACTTATTTCTATACCGCCCACCCACACTGTATAAACTTTTACATCACGTTTCGAAAACTGTTCAATCATATTGAACCCTCCAAGTACATCATTAAGTAAACAAATATAGCTATACCTATATTTGCACCGAGACTCATACCTAACCAGAAATATGGATTCTTAAATATCATAGTTTTATACCTCGTTGTGTGAATAGATTTATATTATACACGACTTCCTTGTCGCAAGTCAAACACTTACTTAGATAAAATCTCTAGGATTTTCTCTAGCTTGGTATCCATTGCATCGACTCTCTTTTCAAGAGTGTCAACTCTGTCGGTCGCCTTCCCCTTCGGGGTAGATTTCTTAGCAGTCTTCTTGACCTTCGAAGCCTTTGGCTTCTTGACGAGTGACATGAATTGTGGTGGAACACAATCCCACTCAAACCACTCAGTGGCTTCGCCATGAGTCATATAGCTATCGCTATCTTTGTAGTGCTTGTTCAATATAGCATTGAACACTTTGGTTAAGCCGTATCTCTCCGTAGGAGATTTACTAGCTATGTTAGCGAAATGACAAGCTACTCCGTAGACTTGACGTTGTGTTGCAATTTGATTTGGGTCGATTGAGTTGAAAGTTGCTGTAGCCATATTAGTTCTCCAAATTGAAAATTTATTTAGTTCGTTAGAACTTACTAAATAAATTTTCTAATTTGTAGAACTCAATAGACCTTTAAAGACATTTTAAAGTCTTTAAAGGTCTAAAATTTCTGTAAAATCTTTGAAGAAGATTTCCGTGCAGGCGATAGAATTATAGGAGACTTTGAAAGTCTCAGGAGGGAAGTTAAGCGAAGCTTAGAAATGCTTGTAAGTCTTTGAAATTTTTGGAGATTGGGAAATAAAGCGTAGCTTTAAAGACTCGAAAATCTTTGCTCTAGTTTTGTAAACTAGGCAGTCTCTAAAATCTTTAGAGATTTTCAAAGGTGTGCGCCCGATAGATTCTTTAGAATCTTCGAAATTTTTGAAGTCTTGGTAGACTTCAAAGGGGTGGGCAAGCTGCCATGGGGGGTACTATGGATATATATACAATCTTATACATTTTGAAGGGGTGGTGGATGTAAACCAGACAGGTCCGCAGCTTCATAGGGCTTTAAAGGCAAGAGCTAAAAAGCGGGTACACAGACAAATACGATAACCCATGCTCCAACATCTATATATAACCCCGGTGGGCTTAATATTTATTATACCCGTAAATTTCCATTTTGTCAAGAACTTTCGTGCAGGTCCTCCTCTTATAACATTTTTTTATAAAAAGGTTGACAAACCCTAATATTACGGGTATACTATAGAGTATAACTATACTTTAATAGTTCGCATAGGTTCATGCGTGAAAAGAATCGTAGAAATCCGCATAGGAGTTTATACGATGACTAAAGAACTAGTATATATTTATAGAGGCGTAAGATACGTCAAAACAATACAGGCATAAATGGATGGCAGAGAAACAACTCACTACAAAGCAGCAATCATTTTTAGATAATCTTACTCGCTGTGGTGGTGATGTTAAAGAAGCTGCCGAACTTGCAGGATATGCAGAAGGTACACACTACGCTGTAGTTAAAAGCCTCAAGTCTGAGATACTCGACATGGCTTCAAACATAATGGCACAGAATGCACCTAAAGCAGCTTCTAAGCTTGTTCAGATTATGGATAGCCCTGAACCAATACCGCAAGCTAACATGCGTATACAAGCAGCACAGCAGCTTCTAGACCGTGTAGGCTTAGGTAAGACAGAACGAGTTGATGTCAATGTTAATACAGGTGGTGGTCTATTTATAATCCCTGCAAAACAAGAGGTGATTATAGATGGAGAGTATGAGGAGAACTAGTAGCACTATACCGTTTGGCTACAAACTAAACGAAGATAACCCAGAGCTACTAGACGCAATACCAGAACAGTTAGAAATGCTAGACAAAATACTACCACTAATAAAAGACAAGACATTGAGCCTACGAGAAGGCAGCTTGTGGTTGACCCACGAGACAGGACGTTCAATATCGCACATGGGGCTAAAGAAAATTGCAGAAAGAAAATGATTGGGACATTAACCCCGACAAGTACCTCAAAGACGAGGACGGTAACTTTAAACTAAAACGTGACGGCACACCTCGCAAGAAGGGTGGCAGAGCTAAAGGTTCAAAGGGCAGAGGTTATAACTACCACTCAAAGACTAAAGCAAAGCTAGCTGCTAAAAAGAAAGTAAAAGAAAAACAAAAGAAACTAACAGCAGCGCAAAAGAAAATAGATAATTATAAGAAGTCTATCAACGCAACAAAAAAGACTCTCAGCAAACTCGAAAATGAGAACACAGACAAGCTCATAAGCGCCACCGAGTTGGATAACATCCCAACAGACTTGCAGTCTGAAGCACAAGCGGATGTTATCTTTAAGGCTAACGAAGGTCCACAGGAAGATTTCCTAGCAGCAGGAGAGGTGGACGTTTTATATGGTGGTGCTGCCGGGGGTGGTAAATCATACGCAATGTTGATTGACCCCCTCCGTTTTGCACACAGAGCTGCACATAGAGCACTAATACTCAGACGCTCTATGCCAGAACTGCGAGAACTAATTGACAAAAGTCGGGAGCTGTACCCAAAAGCATTTCCCGGCTGTAAGTACAAAGAAGTAGAAAAGCTTTGGAACTTCCCAAGCGGAGCTAAAGTAGAGTTTGGATTCTTGGAGCGTGACGCAGATGTGTATCGCTATCAAGGTCAAGCATATAGTTGGATAGGCTTTGATGAGATTACGCACCTACCCACAGAGTTTGCTTGGAACTATCTTGGTTCACGACTACGTACTACAGACCCTGAGATTGAGCCGTACATGCGTTGTACAGCAAACCCCGGTGGCGCAGGAGCTAACTGGGTTAAAAAACGTTACATTGACCCTGCAGTCCCTAGAAACAGCTTTAGAGGCGCTGACGGACTAACAAGAAAGTTTATACCTGCTAGACTACAAGATAACCCATACCTTGCAGAAGACGGTAGATACGAACAAATGCTAGAAGCACTGCCGCCTACACAACGTCAACAACTACTTGAAGGTAACTGGGATGTAGCAGAAGGCGCAGCATTTGTAGAGTTTAATCCTTTAGACCATGTAATTACACCTTTTGAAATCCCATTAGGTTGGGAACGCATTAAGGGTATTGACTATGGTTATGCATCGGAAAGCGCATGCGTATGGGGAGCAGTTGACCCCAACGATGGTACACTTATTATATATAGAGAACTGTACCGTAAAGGTTTATTAGGTACAGACCTTGCGTCTATGTTGACCGAGATGGAATATGAAGACCCCTTCTCAGTCCCCGGAGTGCTCGATACAGCGTGTTGGAACAGGACTGGTACTACAGGTCCAACAGTTGGTGAAACGCTTCTAAGAGCCGGACACAAGCTCAGAAGAGCAGATAAGAATAGAATACAAGGCAAAATACAGATTCACGAATACTTGAAGCTTCAACAAAACGGTAGACCACGATTACAGATTTTTAATACATGTCCTAACCTGATACGTGAGCTTCAAAGTATTCCTGTAGATAAAAGCAAGCCAGAAGACGTTGATACACACGCATCTGACCACGCATACGATGCACTAAGATACTTAATAATGTCAAGACCTAGAATCAACGATACAATACAACAACTAAGACAATTCAGAAGAGAAGCATCATTTAATCCTTCTGACTCAACTTTTGGATACTAATACATGAACGAAGAAGAATTGATGGACACAGCTAACGAAATATACTTCGAGCCTGAAGAAACGGCAGGAGGAATGGAACTAAACCTTGAAGAAGATGTTCGTAATCGTTTTGTAGGTTTAATCCAAGACAGATATGCTGAAGCACAAGATGCTAGAGAGTTTGACGAGCAGCGTTGGTTAAAAGCCTATCACAACTATCGAGGAATCTACAACAAGAATGTACGATTCCGAGAATCAGAAAAATCTAAAGTCTTTGTAAAAGTAACTAAGACTAAAGTATTAGCAGCGTTTGGTCAGCTTGTAGATGTTATTTTCGGCACTGGTGAGTTTCCTATTGGTGTACGTGAAACTAAACTTCCTGAAGGCATTGCAATGTATAGCCACATGGAAGCAGGTCAAACAGGCATTGAAACTAGCGCACCACCGTCATACGAAGAAGAAGAAGAAACACCTGTTGAAGAGCCTTCTATTTACGATGTAGGTTACGAAGGTGACGGTAAAGTATTTAAAGCAGGGACTACTTATTCTGGAGTTAAGGACAATCTAACTGAAGCCATTGAAGAAGCAGGCATTGAGTTTGAAGAAGGTCCTTCTGCAGACCCACAAGCTTTAGAGCGTTCTCCTGCGAAGCAGGCGGCACGAAACATGCAAACACTTATACACGACCAGATTGAAGAGTCTGGAGGTTCAAGCGAGCTACGTAATGCTTTACTTGAGTCTACATTGTTTGGCACAGGTATCGTAAAAGGTCCATTCAACTACAACAAAACTGTAAGTCGTTGGACTACTGACGAGTCAGGTGAAAGAACTTATAATCCACTAGAAGTGCGTGTACCACGTATTGAGTTTGTAAGTATCTGGGATTTCTTCCCTGACCCTTCAGCTACATCTATAGATGAATGTGAATACATAGTACACCGTCACAAAATGAACAAGTCGCAACTTCGAGCACTTGCACGTATGCCTTTCTTTAATAAAGATGCACTACGTGAATGTATACAAATGGGTGCTGATTATGTTGAAAAGGACTACGAGCACGAACTAAAAGATGACCAACGAATAGATGAATACTCAACAGGTCAATACGAAGTATTAGAGTATTGGGGCATTATGGATGCAGAGTATGCTAGAGAAGTTGGAATGGAATTACCAGACGAGGTTGATGATTTAGATGAAGTACAGGTTAATGCTTGGATTAGCAACGGCAAGCTTCTTCGTGGGGTGGTCAATCCTTTTACTCCTTACAGACTTCCATACAACGCCTTTCCATACGAACGCAACCCTTACAGCTTCTTTGGGATTGGGGTTGCGGAGAATATGGACGATTCTCAACAAATAATGAATGGGCATGCACGTATGGCTATTGACAACCTTGCGTTAGCAGGTTCGTTAGTATTTGACGTAGATGAGTCAGCTCTTGTTGGTGGACAGTCTATGGACATATATCCCGGAAAAGTATTCCGCAGACAAGCAGGAATGCCCGGACAAGCTATACACGGTGTTAAGTTCCCGAATACATCTAACGAAAACATGATGATGTTTGACAAGTTCCGACAGCTAGCAGATGAACAAACAGGTATTCCTAGCTACTCGCACGGTCAAACAGGCGTACAAAGTATGACACGTACTGCATCAGGTATGTCTATGCTACTAGGTGCTGCGTCACTTAACATCAAAACAGTAATTAAAAACATTGATGACTTTTTGCTAAAGCCGTTAGGTCAAGCATACTATCAATGGAATATGCAGTTTTTTGAAGGCGAGTTAGACATTCAAGGTGACTTAGAAGTACACGCAATGGGCACAAACAGCTTAATGCAAAAAGAAGTACGTAGTCAACGTCTAACAATGTTTTTGCAGACTGCACAAAACCCTGCGATTGCACCGTTTGTTAAAATCTCTAAGATTGTCAGTGAGTTGGCTTACAGCCTTGACCTTGACCCTAATGAGATTCTTAATGACCCTGAAGAAGCTGCAATCATGGCACAAATAATAGGAGCACAAAATGTTGGACAAGGAAATGGCGAGGCGCTTGGGTCCGCTGGTGAACAACCCGGAGCTATGGGAATCCCTCAAGGAGCACCTGAACAACCTCCGGAACTTGGAGCTACAGGCACTGGCGGTGGCAACATCGGAACTGGAGCTGTACCGCAGGCAGGGGAAAGCGAGTTCACTGGCTAATTTAATGAACTTAAAAGAACAGGCTATCGAAGCTAAAAAACGTAAAGAGGATTAATCATGCATTGTGATGACAAAGGTAAAAAAAGAATGAAAAAAGCAGTAGGCTCAGTCGCTAAGAAAGCAGCAGAAGGAGCTGATTCATTATTGTCTGAAGCTCGCAAGGACGTTGTTGCAGCTCGAAAGCCTGAACCTGCCGTAGAAAAAGAAACTGCTGAAATGGCAGAAGCAGTAGCAAAAATGACCGGAAGCGCTGAAAGCACGACTCAAGATGCGTCCCAAGAAAATATGAAAGAAACTGTTAAGCTTATAAACTCTTTTGATTTTTCAGGCGGTAACAAAAAAATGGATAAGGCTTACATTATGGAATCTTTAAGTGCAGTTCAAGATTCTAATATTGTATCTTCAAAACAATCTATTGCTGAGTTTATTACAGACTTGCACGAAACGCAAATGGAAGAAGAAAACAAGCCTTTGTTAAGTCAAAAAGATTTTAAAAAATTAACCACTTTTGCGGCTGACGAACCACGAGAAGGTAAAATGCTAGGTGGTATATTAGTTGATTTAGCTAAACACGGCGAGCAGTTTTTTTCAGAAGAAGGGGACAGCGAATCAATACTTCAAAAAATTAAAGGCACGGGTCAACAAAAAGAAGCAGCCATTAGTAATTTAGAAGGTCCTGACCCTATTGAGCCTTCTAATAACATGCCTAAGATTGGATATGCAGAAGGTGGCGATGTTGAAGAATATGCAGAAGGTGGCGAAGCTAATGAAGATGATATGCCTGTCGATACCTATGATAATATACCAGAAGATGAGAAAAAAGAAGTAGAAGAGTCTCAACTTCCTGATGATGTAATGGAAAAAGAATATTCAGAGTTTGTTTTAAAAGAAGCTTTAAGTGATGAAGACCAAGATTACTTATCAGAACTTTTAGGACAAAACGACCAATTAAGGAGTATCTTTCATAAAATTATGGATACTGCCGGAGAATTTGCCGGAGAAGGGGCTGTAGAAGGTCCGGGAACTGGCACATCGGATTCGATACCTGCAAGGTTATCGGATGGTGAATTTGTTTTCACCAAAAAAGCGGTTGACCAAATAGGCGCTGACAAACTCCAAGAAATGATGGATGATGCTGAGCGTGACTATGACAAAGACCGTGAAAAGAAATACGGAGGCGGCATGATGGATAGCTTACTGGATGGAGAAGACTATGATGAAGATGTCCATAACCAAATGCTATCAGCAAATGCAATGCCAAGCGTAAGGCGATAAGGCTACTTCGAAAGAACCCCTTATCATAAATTTTAACCTAGAGGCGACCTTGTAGTAACAAGCCCCGAATTGTCTAGCTAACAATGAGGCTACCTTGTAAAGACTCAAGCCCCAAAAGGAGAGTGACATGACTGAAGTACAAAATACAGAAACAGTAGAAGAAGAAGTAGCAAACCCATACAACATGAATAAAGATTATGGCATCGAAGATGACAAACCTTTTGAAAGTGCTGAAGGGATTTACTACGATAAACCAAAGAAGAAGGCTACTCGCAAATCGACCCCTTCGGATGATAATTATAAAAAACGATACGATGATTTAAAAAAACATTACGACAATAAGATTAACGAGTTTAAGCAAAAAGAAAAAGAGCTAGAAGCACAGGCTCGCATGCATCAGCGTGTAGAGCAAACTGTAAGACATGAAGAAAGTGTAGAAGCTCAACAAGCTATAGCTCCTGAACAAACTCAAGTATTGAGACAACCTACTCCTGCTTTAGATGAACGTGAAGCTAAGATAGCTCGTAAAGAGGCAGAAATGTCTTTACAGCAAGCTCATCCGGACTTTGCAGACATTAGAGAAAGTAAAGAGTTTCATTCTTGGGCTAAGTCCCAACCACAAGCAATTCAAGATTGGGTATACAATAATCCTAATGACGTAGGTTTAGCAATTAAAGCTATTGATATTTATAAGTCAGAAACTGGTAAAACTTCTTCACGTACAACGGGAGGGTCGCAATCTACGACCAAAGGTTCTGCAGCTGATATGGTTTCAACCAAAACAAAAACTGTAGATGCAGCCGAACCAAAAGTATGGTCACAACGGGAAATCGCTGCCCTGTCAATGGACCAATATGATAAGTACGAAAAAGAAATCGACTTAGCTATTTCCGAAGGCAGAGTAGTGGCTTAATTAACAAATGTCTTTATAAAAAGGAAACATAATCATGGCACAATATTTTGAACCCTCAACGGATACCGATGCTAACTTTGCAAACTCGGTAGCCGGACAAACCAACAGCTTCTTCCTACCTGCAATTTACTCGAAGAAAGTTCTTAACTTCTTCCGTAAAGCATCGGTAGCTGAAGCTATTACTAACACCGATTATGCCGGTGAAATCTCAGCATACGGTGATTCTGTACGTATCATTAAAGAGCCAGTAATTTCTGTAAGTTCTTACACTCGTGGTTCTGATACTACTGAAACTAAACTAACTGACCAAGAAATTACTTTGGTTGTTGATACAGCTAACGCCTTTAAGTTTGTAGTAGATGACATTGAAACTTCTATGTCTCACGTAAACTTTAAAGAAGTTGCAGCTTCATCTGCTGCTTACGCTCTACGTGATGCGTTTGACTCAGCGGTACTTACTGCAGCTTTTGCAGGTGTATCTACTTCAGCTCCAGACCACACTCTAGGTACTGATAGCGCTACTCACTTAGGTGCAGGCGTTTATGATGGCTCAGGTGCTGTAGGTCTTGATGTAACTGACCCACTAGACTTGCTAGCTCGCATGGCTCGTCTTCTCGATGAGCAAAATGTTCCTGAAGAAGGTCGTTGGTTTGTAGCAGGTCCAGAGTTCTATGAAGAACTATCACAATCTGGCTCTAAGCTACTATCTGTAGACTTTAACGCAGGTCAAGGCTCTATCCGCAACGGTTTAGTAACTTCTGGTAAGTTGCGTGGCTTTAGCATGTACAAGTCTAACAACATTGCATCTCCAAGCAATGCTGACGGAAAATGTCTTGCAGGTCACATGTCTGCTATCTCTACTGCTCAGACTATCACTAGCACTGAGGTCATCCGTGACCCAGATAGCTTCGGTGATATCTGCCGTGGTTTGCACGTATTTGGTGTTAAAGTCCTTCGTGACGAAGCACTAGTTGCTGCATTCTACAACGTATAGTAGAAACTCAATAAGCGAGGGGGCTGTAAAAAGCCCCCAACCTTTAACACAATATAGGACTGAATAAAACATGGCATCGACTTTTTTAGATTTAACCAATGAGCTTCTTAGAGAACTAAATGAACTGCCTCTAACTACCGGAAACTTTGATACAGCTATCGGTGTTCAGCAGCATGTAAAAGATTCAGTAAACAAAGCTTACTTTGATATTGTCAATTATGAGCCTCAATGGGCTTTCTTAGCCGCAGGTGAAAGCGGAACAACTGACCCAATGTATGGCAACGTATCTGTAGATACTGTAGCCGGTCAAAGATTTTATGAATTAAAACCATCTAGTGATTCCATATTTGATGATTATGGGTCAGTAGATTGGGACAACTTCTACATTACTACAGTAGGAGTTGACGGTGAGTCTGCACCGTACACAAGCAAAAATTTAGAATACTGCACATTAGAACAATGGAAAAAATTCCGAAGAGTTCACGAAAATTTAGATGATGCAGATACTCAATCGTATGGCGTACCAAACATTATAATTAGAAGCCCAGACTCTCGCAAGTTTGGACTTAGCCCCATACCCGACAAGGTTTATAAAGTTTGGTTTTATGCCTACAACCAACCAACAAAACTAAGCGCATTTGGAGACACACTTGCATTTCCAGATATGTATGCACCTGTATTGCTAGCACGAGCTAGATACTACATCTGGCAGTTTAAAGACAATCCACAAGCTGCAGCATTTGCATTAGATGATTACAAAAAAGGTCTACGTAGCATGCGCTCCAATCTTCTTGAACCCACACCATTTTTTATTACTGACGATAGAGTGAGACTTGTTTAATGGCAGCTTCTCAACCTTACGGTTTTTCGTGTAAAGGCGGTTTAAACACTAATATTAGCGAAATCGAAATGCTTAAACAGCCGGGACTTGCTACAGAGTTATTAAACTTTGAAGTTGACCCTGACGGTGGATATAGACGAATAAATGGCTATTCAAACTTCCGAGCATCTAAACCCGGAAGTTCTACTACACCTATTCTAGGTTTAGCTGTGTATGCAGATGGTGTTGTAGCGGCTACGGGCACAAGTATATACTTTGGCTCAACTACAGATGACTGGATTAAAATAAATAAAGCAAGCGTAGCATCAAGCGGTGATAATTACACAACTTTTACAGGTCGTTCAGAAGATGCTAGAACTTCGCAAGGTAGAGTAGCTTCAGTAATTTATGAAGGCAACGATGGCTACGGTCAGTTAATTATGTGTGAGGCTAATAATAAACCTTTCCGTTTTAAAATGACAGGAACAGGAAACTTAAACACACGTACTTTCTTTGCAGAAGAAATAACCGTCAACGGTTCAGAATGTCCTAAAGCTTGTGCAGTCCACGAAAATCATTTAGTGGTTGGCGGCACAGCTGAAAATCCTAATACACTTTACTATAGCGCAACCAACGACCCCACTTCTTTTACGGGTTCGGGGTCAGGCGCTATTGCTGTACCTGATAGAATCATAGGATTGCGTAGTTTCCGTAACGACTGCGTTATTTTTTGTCAGAACAGCATACACAAACTTGTAAATATAAATGATGCGAACAGCATTGCAGTAGTACCTGTAACTAAAAATGTAGGTTGTTTAGACCAATTTAGCATACAAGAAATAGGAGGTGATTTAGTATTTCTCAGTCCTGACGGTATTCGTACTGTAGCAGGAACAGCAAGACTAGGGGACGTTGAATTGTCATCTGTCAGTAGAAATATACAAAGAGTTGTGTCAGATGACATTTCAAAAAATATAAATAATCTAACTATTTCAAGTTTAGTGTTGCGCTCTAAATCTCAGTATAGATTATTTTATAATGATTCTAGCAAAGGTGTTGAAGAATCAAGAGGGATTATTGGAACATTTACAGGTCAAGGTTTTGAGTGGTCTGAAATAAAAGGAATAGAAGCCGTATCAACCGCAAGTGGTTTTGGATACGATGGAATAGAAAAAATAGTTCATGGCGATAACGATGGTTTTGTTTACAATCACGATGTCGGAAATACATTTACAACAGGCGGCTCAGCATTTAATGTAGAGGCTAGGTATCAAACCCCATATTTAGATTTTGGAGATTTAGGAACTAGAAAAACTTTATATTATGCAAAACTTTCAGTTACGCCTGACAAGTTTTCTACAGGCAACTCACAGCCTACACTAACAACTTTGTTTGATTTTGAAGATACAACAGTTCAGCAACCGCCCGAAGAACTTTTACCTGAAGTTCATGCAGCAGCTAATTTTGAATCAGCTGAATTTAATACAGCTATTTTTGGAGCTGCTGATAATCCAATGATAAAAGTAATATTACAAGGCAGTTGCTATTCAGCAGCGTTTAGACTAGAAAGTCAAGACGCACTTACCCCATACACAATTAACGGTATATATATAAACTATGTGCCAACAGGCAGGAGATAATTAAATGTCAACATACGCATCACGACAAAGCACTTTACATGACGGCAACATCATTACTGCCGCACTTTTTAATAATGAATACAATGCAATTTTAAATGCGTTTGCATACGCTTCATCAGGCACTACAGGTCATCAGCATGACGGCACAGCCGGTGGTGGTGGTAACATTAGCAAGATTGGAGATAGTGACTTTTTAAATAAAATTGTTATCGAATCTAATGAAGTTAAATTCTTCATTGAAGTCGGTGGTGCAGCTGTTGAGCAACTTAATCTTGTAGATGGTGTATTAGCTCCTGAAACTAATAACGATATTGACTTAGGAACTAGCAGCAAGCGATTTAAAACGATTTATGGAACTACTTTAGATATAAGTGGCACAGCTGTAAACACTGTAAGAGACGAAGATAACATGGCTTCTGATGATGCTGACGGCTTAGCAACTCAGCAGTCTATTAAAGCATACGTAGATGCTCAAACAGTATCATACGGTGGAATACAGTTAGCTGTAGGTGGCGTTGACGCTACTCCGGCATTTGACCTAAGCGATGCAACAAACTATCCTACTTCAAGTCTTAGCGGCACTATCACTAATGCACAGCTAGCAGGCAGCATAGCAAATGATAAGCTATCTAACTCTACGGTGTCTTATGGTGGCGTATCTTTAGCCTTAGGAGCTTCAGATGCTACTCCTGCGTTTGACCTAAGCGATGCAACAAACTATCCTGCAGGAAGTTTAACAGGAACTATAGCAGGCATACAAATAGCTGCCGGTGCTGTAACGGAATCAAGATTAGCTGATGACGCTGTTACAACTGCAAAAATAGCAGATGGAGCAGTAAACACTGATAGGTTAGGAGCTCAAGCAGTTACTGGAGCTAAGATAGCTTCTACTACTATCGGTTCCGGTAATCTTGGTGCTGATTGTGTAACCACAGCAAAAATTGCTGATAGCGCAGTAACGGCAGCAAAACTAGCTGATACATATCTTACTAGCACACTATCCGCAGACTTAGATGCAGATGAACAAAACATAGTTGATGTAGGAAAACTATTTGTTGGAGGTTCTCCTAGTATATCATCTGGTTTTGACTTTTATGTAGAAGGCGCTAAAACTTCTGAAGAGCAAGACTTAATTAGAATAGTAAACAGCAACACAGGCACTACTCAAGACGGTCGTATGATTACTATGATTGTAGGCTCTAACCATAGAGGTAGTGTAGGATACACAGAAATTGCATACGGAAGTGGTGCTTTTCTTGCCGGAACAGGTTGCGGTATTCTTGCTACTACACAGTTCTCTACTCATACTATAAGTCCTTGTGATGAAATAGGAGATTTTAAAGACGATTCAGTAGATTTAGGAATGTCTGCATATAGATATGATGATATTTATGCTACTAATTCAACAATACAAACATCTGATAGAACTGAAAAACAAGACATACAAGAACTTACTGACGCAGAAAGAAGAGTTGCAGTTGCTGCAAAATCATTAATGCGTAGATTTAGATGGAAAAAAGCTGTAACAGAAAAAGGTGATGACGCTAGATTACATTTTGGAATAATAGCTCAAGACTTGCAAGCGGCATTTGCAGCTGAAGGATTAGATGCTAGTAAGTACGCTATGTTTTGTTCTAATACTTGGTGGGAACACGAAGGTCAAATGTACACACAAGACGCACCAGAGGGCGCAGTAGAAAAAACTAGGATGGGCGTTCGTTATTCAGAGCTGCTTGCATTTATTATTTCAGCTCTATAAGGAGGCTAACATGACTGTAGAAGAAGGTAAAGAAGTCGTAGACGTAGCGGCAGCATCGACAGGTATATTAGCATTAGCAGCATGGTTGCCACCTACTGCTTCATTGTTTACTATTGTATGGTTAGGAATTAGAATATACGAGTCAAAAACAATTCAAGAATTAGTGCATAAAAAGGAAGACTAATTAATGAAAAAGACTGAAAAGTCTCCTAGAAAAAAATATAACACAGGCGGTCTTTTATCCCCTGTTGTGCCAGTTCCTCCAGAAGTACCCGAACAAGAAGAAAGTCTTTTACAGACTCCTGTTGAGCCTATACAGCAGGATAATCTTTTAGTTCCTACTGAGGAGACAGTTGCGCCTGCACCTGTACAAAAACCAGAAGAACCAGTAATACAAGAAAGTGACGAAAGTTTTTTGGCTGCTCAACAGCGCTCAACAAGAATGCAGTCTACTGGTCACGGTGGTCTAGGTTCTGCATTTAGACCAGATTTAGAATATGATGAAGATACTGTAATAACACCAAAAGTTGAGTATGGTGATGACGGTCTTCCTGTCAATCTAGATTATGAAACTAGGAGAATGATAGAAAATGCAAGAAGAGAAGAAGAACTTGCAGAGTTAAATTATGACCCACGTTTAGCAGCTTGGGAGCAAAATCAAGCTGAATTAGCTTATGATGGAAAACTAACTCCTGAACAATATGTTCAAAACACTTACGCAATAAAAGAAGTTACTGTTCCTCTTATTAGAAAACGAAAAGAATTTTTAGTTAATGAAAACGGCAATCGTTATCATCCATCAGTATTTGAGTTTCAAGAAAATTTAAAAAACAATAACCCTGAATTATATAAAGAAGCTTTTCCAGAATTGCTTATTAATGGTGAAATCTGGATTTCTAATTTTACTCCTGATGATTATGCAAATGGTGAAAGATTTGCAGATTTTATGATTAGAGAAAGGGATGCAGCAGGAGGAGCTTTATCTAGAGAAGATGCTCTTGTTTATATGACAGAAGTATCGCAGTTAGCTGTTTTAAGCCTAGAAAAGCAGTTAGATGTTACAGGTTTAACTTTAAACGAGTTTTTACACAGATACGATTATAATGGAAGTGGAGAACTTACTAGTGGCGATATAACCGGTATGGTAAGTGACGCTACAAAACCTAAAATAACTACAAGTATTGAATATTTAAATAATTATGAAACTCATGCTCAAGCTATTAAGCGTTTAAATACATCTCCTGAAGAAGCTGCACAGCAAGTAAATGATATTATATTAGCTAGACCCTTACAATTAAATTTAACTGCGAACGAAAAATTAAATAGATATGATTTAAATGGTGACAACCAGATAGATGAGCTAGATGCAGAGTTAGCATCAATCGTAGCTACTAATCAAAGCATTTATAATTATTTAAATATTTTTGAAGTAACTAGAGATAGTTTAGAAGAACAAAATAATCCTTTTGTAGGTTTTTCAGAAAATGAATTAGCGCATCAAGTAGAGCTTTCTAAAAACATACACTCTCAATTACAATTTTCAGTTGACCAAGAAAGAAAAAATCTTTGGAATTTAAAGGCTATTGCTTTACATAAAGTTTTAGATTTTAGTGATGGCGATTATACTAAAAGTCCGTTTTTTGGAAATTTAGTTTTTTCAGTTGATTCTCCTAGACCTGAAAGACAGTTTTATGCTTCTTTTTCAGATTATAATAGGGCTACTATAAATTATGCTAAGGTTGTAACCGACCCTATATTTTATAAAAATCCTAATGACCCTCTTGAAGCAAGGGAATATAAAGATGAATATAGCACTTCTGAAGCTAGAAGAGCGTGGATTCTTGAGGATAAAGCTAATAACTCTTTAACTAGCGAAAACTTTTATCCTTATTCAGGTGCATATAGCACTCCTAATTTCAATCAAAGACAAGAATTTATAAGCAATTCATCTGTTGTAAGAGATTTTAAAGATATACCTTTAGAAGTTAAAGAGCCTGACCTTAATCCGTATGTGGATTTATCTGAAGAAGACAAGATTAAAGAAGCACAAAAAATAAGAGCAGCTCTTGATTATATAGAGACTCTTGGCTATGATAATTCTAAACAGGAATATAGAAAATCAGATGATGCAACTGTATCAGCCGTAGCTTTGCATTTAAGCATGGACTTTAGTGATGGTGACTATACTAAAAGTCCTTTTTATGATTTTATTCCTTTAAAGGGCGGCTTTACAATGAGCATGCCCAAGCCTGTACAAGAGCTTTATTCTTCTCTTGCTTTATATAGTAAAGCTTATAATTCTTGGCAAAATTCTGTTCCTGAAATGTTTGAGTTAGGTTTAGAAGACCATCAAACTAATATACAACACGCTATTAGTTATAACGGAACTTTATTAGATTGGTATGGAAAAGAACAAGCTGCATTAGACGCTGCAGAAGCCGAACGTAAAAAAATAGAAGACACTCTTCAAATATCTGTTGAAGGATTAAGCGAAGAAGAAATTAGTGGGTTCAATACTTATCTTCGTAGACAAGAAGAAAAATTAGCTAATGAAAATGATGAAAGGCTTCAGCGTAGAATTAGAGACCCTTATGTTAGTTATATTTCAGGTCAACCATTTGACGGAAGTTTTAGACCTGTTCACCCTAACTTAGCAGAAGCTCGTAAAAGACTTGAATTTTTAAGTGACGATGCTGAAGATATAAATAGTTTAACTAGTGAACAACTAAATAAAATAAATGAATATAAAGATTATTTAGAAATAAATGAACCTGAAATATTTAGTAATCTTAAATTTAATGCTAATCAATTTAAACGTGATTATACAACACAGTCTGGCAACACAGGTTTTTTAGTATACGACACTACTACTCACGATTATGTAAGTGACACAAATCACGCTACTTTTTTTATTGAAGATTATATTAATAATTTAAAAATATTAGGTTTTGAAGAGCCAACTGTAGAAGATGTAAACAAAATATTCGATGAACTTTTAGAAATTGAAATCAGTTCAGAACATTTTCATAATCCTGATGGAACAGTTAAAGATAATTATAAAGACAACGATTTTTTTCTTAAACGAGCAAAAATCAGAGAAGATGATATTATACTTGCATTAGAAAACTATATTCCGGGATGGGCTGAAGAAAATCTTCCTGATATTTTTTACAAGTATAGACCAAGTGTTAAAGAAAGTGGAATTAGTTATTTAGATTGGGTCGATTCTAATTCAATAGAGCCTAAAAAAGAAGAATATGAAGAATCAATAACAGGGCTTGTATACCATTCACATAGTCACAGAAAAAAAGAAATTTATGATTATGATATTGAGTTATGGAAAGAATGGTATCCAGACAGGAATGCAGCTTATTATGAGTTTAGACCTATTTCAGAGTATCTTGAAAATAATCCTTCTGTTGATTCTCTTGACGAGTATTATGTAAGAAAAAGACGAGAATATCTTTTAGAAAACTTTCCTGATGACAGTGAAATGTATAACGAATTTTTAAAAGATTCGTATAAGGTTAATATATCAGGTTTTTTAAAAGCGATTGAAGATGACGGTCATCGCACTAAATCTGGTTCTAAATTTAATACAGCCGATACTAAAAATTATTTTGAAAGGTTTGAACGTCATAATGCAGGACAAGCTGGAAGACGGCTTGAATTTTTAAAAGCTTTTCCTGAGCAATCTTATCCGGAAACAGCTGAAAGTTTTTTATTAGAATATGCAAAACTATATCCTAAAAAAGTTTTCGAAATTTTTAGTGAAGACTCAGACGTAAAATTTCTCCCTCTTGAAGAAATTTCATTACCTGTTACTGATAATCAAATTGAAGAAAGGGTTGTTTATCTTGTAAATAGCGGAGAGCCGATTGAACCGCTTGCAGAAAAAATAAAAGAAAAATATCCTTCAGGACATATAGTTTTACAACAAAAAGGTTTAGTTCCAGTAAACCCTGTTTATGATGACACTGATAAAAATTATAGTCCTTTAGATATAGATAGAGATGGTATAGTAAGCGCACTTACTGATGGACTGTTGCTTTTTCGAGGAATGTTTGGTTTAACAGGCGAAGCGCTAACTAAAGACACAATAGGTGATAAATCTCCTAAAAGTCCTGAAGAAATAGATGAACGTGTAGGATATCTTTTAAAGCTAAGTGAAAAGGATAATCCAGAATTATTTAAAATTTTGGATATTGATAACAATCAGAAACTTGATGCTTTAACTGATGGCTTAGCCATTATGCGCTACATGTTTAAATTGACAGGCGAAGACTTTATAAAAGAAACAATCGCTGAAGATAGTCCGTATGCTCAGGATGATATTGAAGCTCAATATAAACGAGCAGAAGCTTTACTTGGTCCTCTTGTAGACGACTATAGAAAAGCAGTAACTACTCCTAATATGCCATCAGATATTAAGAGTGACCGATATGACTTAGAACGAGATGAAAGAGTAACTCCGGGTTTAAGTATATCTAATCCTATAAAAACTAGCGCTACTTTAGGGGATGCTCGAAAATATAAAGAGGCTTTAGAACAATTTGATGACACAGCTAGTCTCAATGAATTTAAAAATACGTTACTTCTTAACGGTCAACATACTATATATACTACGTTGTTTCCAGATGACGAGCCTCCTACACCTAAACATTTAGATAATAGTATTAGAGAAGGGTACGGAGGAGAAACTCACCTCCATAGTCCGTCATTAGCAGAAGCTAAACTAAGAAGACAGTTTTTAATTATAAATAGCACACAATCAGGCTTAGATAATTATAACGAAAATTTACTTGAAAATCATCCAGAAACATACGAAGCTTTATACGCAATACCTGAGTTTACGGCAGATAGTCCTGAGCCAAATCTTAATCACTATCCAGAAGATAGACGAGATGCAGTATTTGAAGCTTGGCAGGTCGCTACATTTGATATGCCTGCATTTGATGCTTTTAGTGATGAGCCGATTCTTACAGACTATCCAGAAGCAGTTAGGCAAGCAGTATATGATGCCTATACAATAGCTAAAGCTTCGTTTGTAGTTCCAACTTTTAATCAGTTAAGTCCTGAGCCGGTAATAAGTGACTATCCTGAAGGCAAATTCGATGAAGTTTATGAGGCTTGGTTAGAAGCTACAGCTGACCCAGTATTTGATGCAAACAGTCCTGAGCCTTCTGTAGCAGATTATCCTGCAGAAAGATTTGATAAAATATATAATGATTGGCTAGAAGCAACTTTTGTAATGCCTACATTCAATGCATCTAGTCCTGAACCTAATTTAAATAATTATCCTGAAAGTCAACGAGATGCGGTATTTCAAGCTTGGTTAGATTCTAGACCAGAAGAAGAGCCAGAGACTGAAGAGCCAACTGAAGCTCCTGACCCTATAGTGCCTGAAGCGCCTATAACTCTTGAAGATTATGTAACGGCTCAATATTCTAAAAATAGTTTACCGCCTGTAGAAAGTAATTTTACTAATCCTAATTTTCCTGCAGGAGCTTATGAAGAAGAACTTAAAGCTTGGGCAGCAGCAAAAGACATACAACTAGGCGACCCTTTCCCTATAAGAGGAGACTTAACAGCTCCTCAATATATGGCGTTACTGACAGAATGGACAAATAAAGGAAACAAATTAGATATTGGTCCTAAATTTCCTGAAGAGCCGAAGCCTACCGACACAATAGTTACACCTACTTCTGAGCCAGACTATAGTTATTTTGAAGATAAATTAGTAGACCCAGACCAATATCCGTATACTTCTCGTTCACTTATTGAAGAACGAAATGCAAGGTATCAGGTACATATAGATGATTTAAAACTATATTATGCTGAAAGAGATGCTATATTTGCAGGTACTGCTACCGAACCTCCAACAAATCCCGGACTTATGCAGCACCCCGGACCTTATCCTTTATTTAGTTCTCCGGAAGAAGCTTTAAGTTTGGCTGAACAACAAGAAAACTGGAGAGACGAAAAAGATGCTTATGATGCGTATGTAATTAAAAAAGCAATTTATGATTTAAGCTCTGCTGAATATGAAAGACAAGTTATAGAAAATATGGAAGGTGGTGGCGAGCAGTCAGACCCAGAAACTGAAGAGCCGATAGATGAAATAGAAATACCTGAAATAGATGATACTCCATTTGTACCTCCAAAAAGCACTCCAGAAGAAGACTATAGTTTTTTAGTTGAGCCAATAGAACCTGAAGGTCCAGAAAGCAGTAGACCGGGACATAGACTTGCATACGCAGAAGCTGTAACAGAATATAATATAAAGATGCAAGAATATCGTGATAATGTTGCTAAAATGAAAGATATTTATGAGCATTATTACCCTATAATTAACGGACAAAACATGAGTTTTCCGCCAAGAGTTCCAGAAAGAGTTTATCCTCCTGTGTTGCCGGACAACCCTAGTTATGACCAAATGGTAAATTATCAAAAGGAACAAACTCAATATGTCATTTATCAAAAAGCACAAGCACTTTATTTACAAGCACAACCTATTTATGATTCGTTTATCGGAGGAAATATGAGTACAGGAAATAATACTAGAACAAGAACAAGTAGTGTTACTGTAACAGGAGAAAGTGAAACAGGAGCACCTACAGGTTTAACTCAAACTGTTCCCGTTGCTCCTGATGTTACAGTAGATGACCCTATTGACATGCCTACAGATGGCGATACGATTACTGCAGATGACTCTATTGAAGCGTTAGATGATGCCGCAGATGTAGGAGCTGTTACTGTAGCTGCTCCGACAATGCCTACTGTAAAAGGACAAGCATTACCTGACGAAGTTGTAGGTCCAGATGAAGATGTAACTTCTACGGGCTATACTGCAGCTACTAGCGATGCAAATGTTACAGCTACAGCGGCTGATGCTGGAACTGTATCTAGGGAAGCATTTGGTACTACTATCGGAGCATCAACAGCTACAGCAGCAACTGCAACCGCAGAAGATATTGAAACCGCTAAAGGCACAGCAGCTACAGGAGAACTTTCTGAAAACTCTCTAGCTATTGCAGCAACAGCAATGAGCGCAGCTAAAAATACTGATGAATATATTACATTGTCACAAAATGTAAATGACCTTTATGCTATAAGAGAAAATGACGGTGGTTATAAAGACTTAGTAAATAAAAGAAATAGTGCTACAACACCAGAAAATAAAGCATATTTCCAATCTCAAATTAATGCGCTGCCTGTACATTATAAATATGTAGAAGCTGAAGCAAAACGTCTTGAATTTTTAGAATCTAAAGGCGCACAAAAAATAGCTGAAGTTGAAGGTCCGGGAACAGCTGATACATATAATGCTACTACTTTAAGCTCTGAAGATTTAACAGAACTAGTTAATATTGCAGAAGAGCGTGGTGTAGATATTAACGACCTTCCAGAATATGACATGGCTAAGCAGCGTGTAGCTCAAGAAGCTGTAGCAGCAGCAGGCGAAGCAGCTAAAATAGAAGAGGCTGCTCAAATAGCACAAGCTTCACAAGCAGAAGTAGCTAAAGCAAATGACGTTGCAGATGCATTAAGTGTTGATATTGAAGAAACTCCGGCATATACAAAAGCTGCAAGTAGGACTGCACAAACAGCTGAAGCTGCGGAAGGAACAGCTACTGAAATTTCATCTGCTGATACTGCAGTAGATTTACAAACTCGTGAAGCTATTACAGGAACTGCACCTCAAGGAACAGCAGCAGAAATTGGAGGTGTACCTACATACGAAGCTGCTCAAATGCAAGCAGTAACTTCTGAAGACAGAACTCTTAACGCTACTGAAATGATAGAAGTTGTAGCGGAGCTTCCTGAAGAAATGTCAGCAGCTATTGCTCAAGACCCTGCTGAAGTTATGGCTCAACTAGATGAAGACCCTGTTACTGAAGTTGTTGTTAAAGTTGCTGCACTTCCTGAAGAAGCTCTGGTATCTGTTCAAATGGAAACTCTTCTTGCAGGTATGGATGACGGTGAAATTCCTACTTGGGCTAGACCGACTATAGCTGCCTTAGATGGTATTATGGCACGTAGAGGTTTATCTGCATCTACTGTAGGTAGAGATGCAATGTTTAATGCTATTATTCAAAGTGCTTTACCGATTGCTCAATCAAACGCTACAGCATTAAAAGACATGGCATTAGCTAATCTAAGCAACGAGCAGCAAGCAGCTGTTACAAACGCTAACAATTCTATGCAGCTACGCATACAAAACTTAGCTAATAGGCAGTTAGCTGTTTCTGAAACTGCACGAATGGCTCAAGAGATTGCTGTAAAACAATCTACATTTGACCAACAAGCAGCTGTAATTTCTTCTGAGCAACAACAACAAACAGCATTAATTAATACTCAAAATGCTCAAGCTAAAGCATCTGCTGATGCACAAATGGCTCAACAAGCAGCTATTGCTGAATTTAGTGAAAACTCACGAAGAGACTACGAAAACTTAAAAGCTTTAAATGACGCAAACGTAAACAACCTAAACGCTGAACAAGCAGCTAGATTGAAAAACTACGATGCTCAAATAACTACAATGGTTCGCCAAGCTGAACTAAATCAAGATATTGAAAAAGCTAACTTGAGTGCTAGTTTGTCAGTAGAGTTACAAAATCTTTCGCAACAAAACGATGCTGCTAAAGATACTATGACTGCAGAAAATCAAGAGCGTTTAGTCAACTTGCAAACTCTTGTAGACTTACGTAAAACAAACGCTACGTTTGCACAGCAAATGGATATGGCTAATCTTACGAACGAGCAACAAATTGAGTTAGCTATGCTGCAAGAAAAAGCTGCTACAGATTCTGCAAACTTTACAGCTGATAATCAGTTTAGATTAAATGAGTTAAATAATAAAGTAGCTCGAAGCATACGACAAGCTGAATTAGACGCAAGAATAGCAGAAATAAACTTTGATGCTTCTTTAAAACTAGAGCTAACTGAGTTGACTGAAAAGAATGCAACTAACAGAGCTAACATGACGGCAGAAAATCAAGTCCGCTTAGCTAACTTAAATGCTTTGATTGACTTTAAAAAGACTAACGCTTCTTTTGCACAACAAATGGAAATTGCAAATTTAAGCAACGAACAACAAATTACTGTTGCTAACTTAACTGAAAAGGCTGCGGCAGACGCTGCTAACTTTACAGAAGCTAATCGTTTTGAACTTCAACGTCTTACTATTGCATCACAACTTTTATCAAGCAATGAGCAATTAAGACTTAATGCAGATTTAGCTAGATTAAATACAGAAGAGCGTGTAGCACTAGCAAACTTAACTTACACTAATCAGTTTGATTCCGCTAAAATGACTGCAGAAAATACCGCTGAGCTTCAACGCTATGAGAAACAAATGGAAGCCGGTAGAGTTAATGCACAACTAGCTCAACAAATGGGTTTGCAAGAATTATCAAACGCTCAACAAACTGCAATGTTTAATGCTCAAATTAATTCTAACTTAGATTTTAAACAGTTTGATGCTGACCAACAAGTTCAGATAGCTAATAGTGCATTCATGCAAACCATGACAATTAGAGAGTTTGATGCACAACAGCAAGTAGCTATTCAAAATGCTACAATGCTTGCAAATAGAAACATAGCTCAAGCAGACATGGCAACTAAAATAGCTATTACTAATGCTCAAAACTTTTTAAAAATGGACATGGCTAATTTAAGTAACGACCAACAGGTTGCTGTATTGAATGCTCAAATGGCTCAACAAGCTATGCTAAGTGATTTGGCTGCTGAAAATGCTGCGGCTCAATTTAGTGCAGCTAATCAACAACAAGCTGACCAGTACATGGCTAGCTTAGGAGTTCAGATTGAACAATATAATGTAAGTGCTATGGCAGCTAGAAATCAATTTAATGCTGCTGAAGCTAATCGTCAAGAAGCTATTAAAGCCGGAAACACTTTACAAGCAGCTACTATTAGCGCACAGATGCAAGCAGATATCGCTAAATTTAATGAGCAGCAAGACCTTGCTCGTGACCAATGGAATGCTGCGAACGCACAAGCTGTTGAGCAGTCTAATATACAATGGAGAAGACAAGCCAATACTGCTAATACTGCAGCTCAAAATGCAGCTAATCAACAAAATGCACAAATTGCATTTAACTTGACTTCACAAGAACAAACGCAACTATGGCAGTTGTTACGTGACGAAGCTGCTTACGCTAGACAAGCTTATGAAAATGATGAGCAACGTAAAGCACAGCTGTACGCTACTGCAATTAGTAATGAACAGTTAGTAAAAACTACTGAAAGATTTGAAGAAATTTTAGATACTGATTTTTAATTAGAGGGTACAAACATGGGATTTTTTAGCAAAGTATGGAAAAAAGTAAAGAAAGGTTTTAAAAGTATTTTTAAAGGCATTGGTAAAGGCATAAAAAAACTATTTAAAGGCTTTGGTAAATTTATGAATAAAATAGGTATTGTAGGTCAAATTGCAATGTCATTTATATTACCGGGAATTGGAGCAGCCCTGTCTAAAACGGCAGGGGCAGCGTTTAAAGGTATTACAGGTGCTTTAGCTAAAGGGGGTAAAATAGCTCAAGCAGCAGGTAAAATGATAGAAGCTTCAGGCAATTTTGCTAAAATGGGACACTCAGCATTTAGAACAGTTACCGAAGGAGTAAGTAGTTTTGTAACAGAAATGGGCGGAGCTGCGCTAAGTAATCTTCCGGGAGCTAAAACTTTATTTCCAGACATTACAAAGAAAAGTTTTAAAACTGCTTGGAGTAATGTAGAATCTAAGTTTTTAGAAAATACTGGAAAAGTAATGGATAATTTTAACAATCTTATAGGTAACAATGTTGTTAATCCTACATCTGTTGAGGCTGCAGCACTAGCTAAAGCACAAGCTGTTACAGGCGAAGGCTTAACTCCTAGCGCTACGGCAGAAGTTAAACCATTTGACAAATCAGCTTTTGACATTTCTGATGCTTCTTCTAATCTTAATGCTCCTACTACTATTGATACTTCTAGTGGATTTGAAACTCCTAAAGGTTTTGGCATGGAAACACCTGAGTTTAAAGTAGAAGGTCCTGTTT